CGCGTCTGCTGGTGCGGGTCGTTGCCGCTCAGCGCCTGCATGATCCGATCGAAGTCGAACACGACGTCCCGCGGACCCTTGTTCTGTTTGACGTAGGTCGACTTGCCCGACGCCGGGGCACCGTGGACGACCACGGCCTTAACGTTCGTGACGGGCTGCGATGCTTCGACCGGGTCTTCGCCGTTCTGCGGCGGAGCCGGGGCGGCCTGGCCGGCAGGTGCCATCGACAGGCCCAGCTCGCCCATCAGCGCCCGCTCGGCAGCGATCTGCCGCAGCTCGACATCCCACCGCTTGCCCTGGCGGGCGTACTCGCTGGCCAGGGTCGTGGTCAGCGTCCGCAGCCGGGTTTCGCAGGCGTTGGCTTCTTTGCCGGGGTCGACGTGGTCTTTCCCGTCCCACACCCAGGCCCAGTTCCACTCGCTGAACGGCGGCAGGCCGTCGGGGATCACGCCGGCCAGGCTGGCCTCGTTCACCCAGGCCGCCAGCACACGGTCGAGGCAGATGCGCTCGAGGTGGTCGCGGTCGACCCGCTGGTTGACGGCATAGACCTGGTGGTCCATGCGGCCGGAAGCGTAGTTGTAAGATGAGCTGTCGAGCGCGGCGACGTTGTACGGCAGCTGCAGGCAGCGGGCGATTTCGTTGAGGATCTCGCGCTTGAAGTCCTTGTAGGTGCTGGTCGGCTGCTCCGCCTTCAGCTGCGAGATGTCCCAGCCCTCCGGCAGGGTCACCAGCGACCGCTTGCGGATCTCCAGCTCGGCGAAGCTGTCGACCTCGTCGACCTCCGCGGCCGGGGAGTTGCTGTGGATGAACGCCGCGAAGTCGGCGGCGGTCTCGGCGGCCGCGATCACGGCCTCGGTGTAGCGCCGCAGCTGGCCGAACAGCCGCAGGGCCGGGGCCACTTCGGGGTATCCACGGTTCTGCCCGGGCCGCACCCGGCGGAACCAGTGGATCATGGCCGCGGCCGGCACCCGGCGAAACTCCAGCGTGTTGATCCGGTAGTTGCTGCCCGGGTGGTAGTTCAACACCTGGTAAGCGATTACGTTGCCGGTGGCGTCGAACTCCATCCCGTCGACGGTGTTTCCCTCGACGGTGATCGACTGGGCCATCAGCTCGGTCGGCGTGGCCACCATCTCGGCCTCGACCAGGCGGAGGTCGAGCTGGACGCCCGGGAGGCGGCCGTTGTTGATCATCATCCCGAAGGCCTCGCCGTCGGTGACGATCGCCTCCCGCATGGTCCGCAGCTTCGCCGGCAGGTCGATTAACGTTCCCCAGTCGTAGAACGCCCGCTCGACGGACCGGGCCGCGTCCACGTCGCCGATGTCGAGCTGGAGCCGGGGGCCGGTGCCGACCAGGTCGCCGGCCAGCGTGGCCGAGATCCCGGCCAGGTAGGAGTTGTTCACCCGCTCATGGCGGGCGCGGTTCCGCATCGTGCGGCGCTTTTCCGGCGACAGGGCGGCGTCGGCACTGAACGCATCGGCCCCGGCCCAATGGCGGTAGTCGTCGCCCCGCTCGGCCGCCTCGAACCGGGCGCGGGCCACCGGAGCCACCGGTTGGCGGGGCTGCGTGCGGCCGCGGAACAGGTCGAGGAACGCCATCAGGAAAAGCCGTTGGGGATGATCTGGTTGAACCGCAGGCCACGCTTGGTGGTCGACGCCGCGGCCTTGGCGGCCAGGTACTTGTCGGCCTCGATCTGCTTGGTGATGTCCTGCGCCTCGACCTCGCCCGCGTCGGTGCGGACACGGGCCGGCCCCTTGGCGGTCGATTCGATGGCGTCACGGATCTCGTCGCTCATGCTGCGACGGTAGGCCAGACCGCAGAAAACCCGCAGGGGGTCTGGCTACTGGACGCGGTGCCAGTCGTGCGTGTAACGCTGCACGTTGACGAACCCTAGTCGCGTGGCGATCGCTTCGGTGGCCGGCGAGAACACGGCCAGCGGCAGCTCGCGATCCAGCACACCAGCGGCCGCCAGGGTGGCCGATAGCGCCAAGGCTATACCGGCCCCGCGGTGCCGCTCGTCGGTCCACATTTCGAGCGTCTGCATGTCACGCCAGTCGTGGGTACAGGCCCAGGCCACCAACGCCCCGCGGTCGTGCCACAGAGCGATCGGCGTGGAACTGGACGTCTTGCCGGCCAGCCGGCTGGCGACCTCGGCCTGAAACTCGCTGCCCGGCCACGTCAGGCGAAACTTGATCGCCACGCAGTCCGCGTCAGTAAGACCATCGACGGTGGTCAGCGTGATCATTCGCCCAGTTTGCGAATCTGGATTCGCTTGCCGCCACCGGGTGTGGTCGGGATCGCCACCTTGCGCCGCGCCCGGCCGCCGGCCTCGGTGGCCGCCGGGCTCACGCCCGTGATACTCGCGGCCACCGCCGACCCGACCAGGCAGTCCCACCAGTGGTTTTCGAACCGCGTGCCGGACAGCTTCCACTCGTCCACGACTCGGCCGCGGGCCGACTCGGTCCGCACCGGATACTCGTTCGTCAGGTGGTCCCACAGCATGTCGTGCTCCCCGGCACAGAACACGATCGCTTCCGGGTCGCCCGTGGCCAGCCGCAGCCGCGAGGCCGCGAACGTCTTCCAAAAGTTGGTGTCGTAGGTGACCGACCGCTGGCCCTGGACCTGGTTGATCCGCCAGTTCAGCCCCAGCCGGTCGCCGCGGGCCTTGCCCTTGTCGTTGAGCGCCGGCGACGAGGCCCCGATCCCGCGTCCGTGGCTCGGCAGGATCACGCCCGCGAACGGCGACCGCTTGCAGAACGTCCGCACCGTTTGGGTCGACTTGCCCCAGTTGGCGTCGATCATCAACTGCGAGATCCGCATGGCGGTCCCGTCCTCGCGGGGCCAGTCCCGGCCGATTAGCGTCTGGGTCACCTGCTCGAGGCCGGCCGACAAGGCCGCCTCGAACCCGGCCCCGCCAGCCGCCGCGGACAGCGTCCGCTTGGCGCTGCCCGCCTCAAAAAACGAAACGCCCTGGTCAGGCCACGCCCCGTAGCTCACGACGTGCCCGCCAAACGTGTCGGACCACGACGCCACCAGCCAGAACAGGACGCGGTCCTGGACGTCGACGAACGCGGTAAGCCGGTGGTGGTTGGCCGGCACCGTGCCGCGCGGGACGTTGGTCACCCGGGCCGCCAGTTGACGTTTGTCAAGTTTGTCCGACTCGACGTGATCGGCGACCGGTTGGTTTTGATACTCCGCGAAGAAGGCCGCGTCACCGCGGTCGATCCGCAGGTTCCAGGCGTGCTGGATCGCCGACAGCTCGTCGGTGTTGTGCCGCTCCGGCCAGGCCACCCGGCTGCCGGCGTCCATGGCCTCGCGCCGCTCGGCGTAGAAGGCGTCCGCCTCGGCCGTCCCCGCGCCGCTCCGCTGCCCGGCCCGCCGCAGCTCGCCGTACTCCAGCCACAGATCCTCGGCCGTGGGCCAGTCGTACACCAGCTGCGACCGCTCGCCCTGCCACGCCGGGTGGCGGGTGCGGTCCAGCAGGCGGTCGGCCAGGTCGTCGGTGCGGATCACCGTGATCGTGGTCAGGCCGGCGATCTTCGATCCCGGCCCGGCCAGGCCCAAAATCGCCCCCGACAGGATCTTCTCCCGGGTGGCACACTGCGACGGGCTCGCCGCCGATTCGTCGGTCTGCGGGTCGTCGATCAGGACGAGGCTCGGCCGGATGCTCGACCCGTCGGGGCGGGTGTGCTTCAGGCCGCGGATCCGGCCCGTGATGCCAGCCACACGCACGCAGGCCCCGGCCGACACGCTGCCCTTAATCCACGGCAGCGTGATCTGGTCGGCCGCCCACTGCATTTCGGTCGGCGTGCCCTGGTACGTCTGCCCCTTGGCCCGCTGGGCGATCCGGTCGAGGCACCGCACCGGGTAGCAGGCCTCCGGGAAGTCCTCGGCCAACGTGTCGTTGTTCTCGATCTGGGCCTTCAGGCTGTCTGCCATGGCACTCGCGATCGTCTGGTCGGCCCCGACCAACACGATGAACTGCCGGTGGCCGTACAGCATGGCCCACAAGCAGGCAGCCTCCGACAGCGTCGTCTTGCCCGACCCGCGCGGCATCGCGAACGCGAACAGCTCGCCCCGCAGGACCGCCCCCTCGATCTTGGCGATGGCGGTCAGGTGGTCGGGCGACCAGGCCAGCGGGAACAGGTCGGCCAGGTAGGTCTCGCAGAACGCGCGGAAGTCGAGGCGGCACGACTCGCGCCGCTTGGGATCGGCGACCGGCGGCATCTCGCCGATCTCGCGTCCCTCGGCACTGACCGCCCGCTTGGCGTTGGCCGCGCGTTTCTTGTGGCGCTCGTAGGCGGCGCTGGCTGGCTTGCTGGTGGTCATCAAAAACCGGCGTTTTCCCGGGCATAACCCTGTATCAACAGTCGGCTGCTCGCGGCTTCGTCCCCCCCTTGCAGAGGGGGGAGAACCTATCCCCACCCCCCCCGGGGGGGTGTAGCATTTTGCAACAGTCGTTTTTGCCTTGTTTTATAGGGGTTTTTGCGCTCAACGTGCGTTTGGTGCTTGTTTTCTAGGGGTTTTCGTCGCGCTTCGTTTCGGTCGCCTGCGTCGACTTGATCAGCGCTAGCGCCAACGCTTGCAGACTAGCGGTCTCGACGATGATCACGCTGCCCCTGCGGTTGGGCTTGTGCCACACGATCGGCACGCTTCCCACTGGCGCGTCGGCCTTGGCCTGATCAATCGCAGCCCATAGCGTCAGCCGCTCGGTCCGCTTGGCCTCGACGTGGATCGGCACACCAGGCAGAACGACGTCGGGCGAGTCTGGCCCGCCTTGGTACTGGACGCCCCTACGGGCCTCCACGCCCAGGATCGCCCCCAGCTCGGCCGCGGCCTCACGTTCGCCACGCTTGCCCTTGTCACGACTTGCCCTGCCCATTGGTGGCCTCCCGAAGTTTGTGATCCAGGTCGGCGTTGACGTCACGCAGGGCTCGGCACAACTCCAACACGCGTTGTTCGTGCCGCTCGGCCGCCCCGACCACGGCCCGTAGACGTTCGTTCTCCCGCTCCAGGGTCTCGGCCAGGTCCAGGGCCTCGCGCCGGGATCGCCACCATCGAAACAGCATCACGCCACCTCCTGAATCTTGGCCGCCATGGCCTTACGGGTCGCCTCCAACCTCGCGGCATCGTCACCCGACCAGCCCCGTGGCGGTGGCCGGTCCTCGAGGTGGGCCGGCCCGCGGCCGGCCTTGGCTGGCTTGGGATCGTCGTACTGGCCGGCCAGCACGCGCTGGACGAACCCGGCCCCGACCAGCTGGAACAGCGTGGCCGGCGTGTCGAAGTAGCGGCACCGGGGCAGGTGCTCGATCGCCTGCAGGGCCTCGTCCAGCCACCCAGGCTCGGCCAGGCGCTCGGCTAGGGCCGGCGGGACGGTCTTGGCCCTGTAAGGCTGCACCTTGCCCGCCTTGGCCGCCGCTGCCCACGCCGCCCGCAGGGCGGCCTGGTCCTGCGAAGCCTCGCGGGGAGGAGGAGGGGGATTATCTCCTCTATTCTTATTCTTATCTGGTTGCGCATCCAGCGTTACACCGTCCGGCGGGTGTGTAACGCTGGGCGCGTTACGCTGACGGCTGCGGTGCTTTTCGACCCTCTGGCCGGCCAGCGCCCGCACCTTGGCCGAGTCGGAAAAATGCCGCTCCCAGTGCGGGATAACGATCCCGTCCTCCTGGGTGACGAGCCAGCCGACGCTGACAAGCGCCGCACCGAATCCGACGTGCCCGATCTCATCGTCCAAGTCCTCGATCTCGGCCCGGACCAGCCCGTTGTGGCCGTGCCGATCCGCCCAGGACCACAGGCGGTACAGCTTGCCGCAGACCTGGTCCCGGTCGAGGCCGGTGATCCGGGCCACCCGGCGCGTGTCCGGGTCGTCGTACAGGTCGTGCCGCATTTTGATCCAGTTACCCATCCGTGGGATCTCCTAGTTATGACTTAATGATTTCCAGGAGAGGCCTCGACACTGGCGCGTGCCTGTCTCGAGCGCTCAGCGGCTTAAGCGAATAAGGGTGCAAATCAAAAGCAAAAAGACCGACCAACTGATCAGCCGTGATTTCTGTCCCGTCCCATTTGATCCACGCGGAGTCATCCGGGCTGGTTCGTTCAAACTGCAATAAATGGATGCCGTAGTGGCGCACCCACACTTCCCTATCAAACTCTCGGTCGTAGATTTTTCGGAACTTGCCTGACCTGTCGCCGCTTGCACCTCGCGACGAGTGCATGTTTGAAACCGTGTTCTTCAGGTAGTCGCTCAATATCTGGAACGTTGACCGTTGTGCTGGAGTCGGGAACGCGCCGTATTCTTTAACTTCCACCTCCATGTAACACTGAACATCACGCGACGTGCCGTCCTTGTAGCGATGTACGATCCTGCGTTCGACGGAACAGTCTGCGTCGTACACGTTGATACCGTCTTCTGACCGCAGCTTCTGTTGAGCGCGAAGCCACCGCCCCAGAGATGTCTCGACAGTGACCTCGGTCCTGCACTTCGGGCACTGCATCCGCTGGCAAAACGGGCGAGTCACTTAGCGGCCTCCTTAATCCTTTCCGAAGCCCTAGACAGCCTCGCTTCGTCGATCTCAAACGCTGCCCACTTGCGGCCGGCGTTAATGCACGCGACCGGGGTCGTGCCGCCGCCACAAAACGGATCCACGACGAACCCATCCTTTTCTGTTAGCAGCTCAATGAAGTAGCGGGCCTCCTCTTCAGCCTGCTGCCATTCGTGGTGAGACTTTTCGCGCTGGCTCGTGACGGTGTCGTTAACAAACGTCAACTTGTCGCCGCGGGTCTCTTTCACGAACCACACGATCGGCTTCCAGCCGGCCACGATTCCGTACTCGGTCATGCGTGCGTGCTGGCCGCCGTGAACGCATGCGCACGTCCACCAATAGCGAAGATGCTTAGACAGGTCGGCCAATACGTCGGGCAGCTGGATATGTCCGACGTATGCGATCAGGCTGCCGCCTGGCCGCAGCACTCGAGCGGCAAACTCGCCAAGGCCGTCAAACAGCTCAATCGCCTTCCGGTCGTATGGCGGGTCGGTGAAGATCAGATCGACTGACGCATCGGGGATCTTGTCGCCGACCTGGCGGAAGTCTCCCAGGTAGAGGCCATCGACCGACTTGCGCCGCTTCTTGGCCTCAACCTTTTCGGCGTTGCGCTTTGACGCCTGCTGTTCCTCGCGGATTTCGGACACGCACTTCTTGCAGGAGAAGTCCGCGCCTTTCTCAGTCGCCTCGGTGGCGCGGGCGTCGATCTCCTCTGGCGTCAACGCCAATAGCTTCACGCCGGCGGCGGCGATGTTGCGGTTGATACCAAGGTCATCGAGCGTCAGTCGTGCTGTCACATCGGATGACACCTTGTCGCTGCCGTCATCGTCTGTGACAGCACGTTTCTGTCCATTTCTTGCCAGCACCCCCTCATCCCGCATCCGCGTCGTCAGTTCGCCGACCTTGCGGACAGCCTTCGTGTGGGATGCTGCGCACCTATTCTGCACCGCCTTACTTGCGTCCACTTGACGTGCGAGCAGCTTGCACGCCGCGGCCATGTCATATGCCTTGAGAACCTCTTCCGGCTCAAAGGCAGTCGCAATAGCGTGTTCAACTTGGGCCTGCGTTCGCTCGATTGACTCGGCAGTGATTGCCGCGCGTCGCTTGACCTGAACTATTGTCTGCGTCACTTCATCCTCCTTGCGTGATACCCACTGGGATCTTTCATTCACCGCTCACGTCGTCACCTTCTCCGCAGCGGCCGCGGCCTCCAGCTCGTCCGCCTGGTCCAGCATCCGCCGGGCAATCGCTCGGATCTTGGCGGCCTTGGCCGCCATGGCCGCCGCGGGCGTTTCGCCCCAGTGGTGGTCCAGCTTGTTTCGGACGACGTGGTTGCGCGTCGGATCCGCGAACTGGTAGTTCGTCTCGACCCACTCGCCGCACGGCGTCAGCTCGCCCCACGACGTGAAGATCCCCATGCCCTCGCTGACTGTCGCCCGCTCGGTCAGGAATGCGATATAGCGCCGGTTGGTTTTGTCGATCATCGAACGCCCTCCACTGAAAGCCTGCCGCGGTGCCGATAGATCACGTTTCCCATCCGGCCGATTCCGGCGACGTACAGCTCGACATAGCGGCCGACCTGGATCGGGAGCCGCTTCGGGAACTTGTCGTTCCGCCGTTCGTAGTTCGTGCCGTCCAGCGGCCCGCCCACGAACTCGGCGGTCTTAAAAGGGGATGTCATCGGGCGACCCTCCCTGGCCAGCGGCCTCGACCTTCGCGGCAGACGTCCGGGCCGGCGCGGCCTTGGCGGCCACCACCGCCGGCAGCGGGTCCGGCCCCTTGATCCACTTCTCCACCCGGACGTACTCGCGTCCGCTCTTGGCCAGGCCGTAGACCGTCTCGATCCGCACCTGGCGGCCGATCAGCGTCTCGCAATCCCAGTCCTCGCCCTTCGTCGGGACATGGAGGCCGGCCGCCCGGCAGACCGACTCAATCAGCCACCGCATCTGGGCCGGGACGATGGCCTCCACCGGCCGGTAGTTGCCGACCTCGATGTCCATGACGAGCGACGTCCCGCGCGGGTTTTCCGGCTTCACCATGAACTTCAGGTCTTTCATCTTGGCCTTCACGATCTCGCCGGCGTGTTCGCCGTCCGGGCACATCGGCAGATCGCCGCTGGGGGCCGGGTCCATCGCTTCGTCGTCGCTCCAGAACTCGTCGAATCTCACGTTCTCACCTCCGGGGTGTGCCGCTCTTTGCCGATTCGCACGATGCGATCGGTCTGGTCTTCCGCCACTTGCTCGATCTGCCGCATGGCCTGGCGGAACGACATTCCGCCAGCCGCGTAGGAGTCGCACAGGCTGCGGACCGCAGCCATGGCCCGCTCTTCTTCGGCCAGGCGTTGCATCCGTTGCTCGTTCGTTTCGCTGTTCACGTTGTCGCCACCTCCTCCCTGGGTTCGACCAATGCCAGACCCTTGGCCCTGGCGTAGCCCACCGCCATCTGGACATGCCGTTCTTCGTACCGCTTGGCCCCGTGGGCCTTGACCGGCGGGCAGCCCTTGGTCGCCTGGCGGACGTGGTAGGCCGTCAGGTGGACGCCCATCGTCACCAGCAGCCCGTGGAACTCGTCCCACGTCATCCAGGTGCGGCGGCGGCCGATTCGCCGCATCCGCGTCCAGGTGCTGTGCCAGGCAGGCTTAGTCATGGGTCACCTCCAGCAGGCACGGGGTCTGCGGCGCGTTCTCGCGAATCTGGCCCCAGTCGAGGTAGGCCCGCTCGGCCAGCCCGGGCGTCCGATGGCCCAGGTGCCGCTTGGCCATGCCCGGGGCCGCGATCTCGATGTGAGTCGCCCCCGACCGCCGCAGCCACTTCGACGTCCCGCCGATCCCGCAGGCGTCGAGGTGCTCCCGCATGTGACGCAGGGCCTGCCGCTTGCCGCAGCTCCAGCCCAGGATCGTGCCGTCGGGCGACATCGCCAGCATCCGCCGGCAGGCTTGAACGCAGGCCGGCGTCAGGTGCCGAACTATCGGGTCGCCCGTCTTGGCCTGCGTCCACCGCAGGACGTCGCCCTCCAGGTGGTCGCCCTTAAACGACCAGACGTCACCGAACCGCGCCCCGGATTCGTAGCCGACCAACAACCAGGCTTTCAGCATCAGGTCCAGCGGCGCACCGCGGCGGGTCTTCCGGCCCGCCAGGCCATCGGCCCGCGAGATGGCCAGCCGCAGCTGCTCCACCGTCCAAGCCTTGGTCGCGGGCCGCCGGGCCTTGATCCGCATCACGCCCCGCACCGGCTGTTTCAACAGGCCGGAGTCGTAGGCCGCCTTCACCAACTGCAGCAGGATCGTTCGCTCGTTGCGGACCGTGATCGTGCTGACCTTTTCGAGCCGATCCCGTAGGTGGGCGTTGATCCGCTCAGCGGAGATCCGGCCAGCCTGGTCGGCGATCCTTAGAACGTGCTTTTCGTATTCCCGACAGATTGCCCGCTGGGAGACGTAGCGCTTGGCCACGGCGGCGAAAGTAGGCTCACGCATCGGCCACCTCCTTCGCCGGCTCGAGGTCGGCGTGGCGGGCGGCGATCGCGTCGGTGAGGCTCGACCACTCGTCGGCGGTGATCTTGTCCTCGCTGACGAGCTGGTCGATCCGGTCGCCGAACCGGCCGAGCTGGGCCACGTCCGTGGCCGCGGCGATGTGGCCGCGGATCGTGTCGGCCCGCGTCTGCACCTTGAACACCGCCTCGAGCTGCCCGATGTCCATGGGCATCTCGGCCGGCAGGGCAAACCTGTTTTTCGCGTCCCAGGCGGCCGTCCGCTCGGCGTACATGACCCGCTCCTTGCCGCCCCGGCCCTTCTTGCGGCCGTCGGCCCCCTCGACCAGCCGCGTCTTGTAGTTGGTGAACAGGATCAGGTCGGCCCACTCCTTCACGATCGGAGCCACCTTCTTCGACAGCTTGATTTCGTACCGGTCGTAACCCTCGTCCATGTCGGGCGGCGTGCAGCGCTTGACCTCGCTGTGGCCGACGAACACGACGTTGAGCCCCTTGGAGACCAGCCCGTCGGCGGCGTCGATCAGCTGCTGAAACGCCTCCGACAACACGCCGAAGCCTCGGCCATACGGCAGCTCGTCCACCGGCTTGCCAAGCTTGGCCTGGAGGTGTGCCCGCAGCAGCATTTCGGCCCAGTCGATCGAGTCGATGACCACCGTCTTGAACCCTTGCGGGTCGCCGGCCAGGTCGAGCATGGCCGACAGCAGGTCGAGCCACTTCGTGACCCGAACCCGGGCACAGTCGATCCGCTTGCTGCCGTCCTCGGTGTCGAGGATCAGCGGGCTGGGAAACTGGCTGGCCAGCGTCGTCTTGCCGATGCCCTCGACCCCGTGAATGACCGCCGCTACGGGCGATGCCTGAATACCGCGTTCAATCTTCAGCGCCATCGTGGTTGCTCCTTTGGTTCCAATCCTGAAAACACATGTCCTTCCAGATTTCGTCGCGGTAGATGTCGACGTTGTCCGGGGCCTTGAATCCCAGCCGGACGAAGCCCGCCGAGATTTCCTTGACCACGATCTCAACCCGGCAATCCGGGATTACCACCGCCTCGCCTTCACGCCGCGACAAAACCAGCACGCTCACCTCCATGTAAATCCGGCCGGCTGCGATCCCTCGCCGCCGGCCGGCCAAAGCCAATCCATCAGCCGCCCGGCGATCCCTCGCCAGGCCGGGGTCCATCCCCATCAACGAAAAGCGACTCGCCGCGCTCCGCGCGGCGGGCCATCTCTGAAACCTTGTCGGCGGTGCCCGGCCCGGCCGCCGTCGGCACGGCCGCGTCGATCGCCGCCTGAATGTCGTTCCTGATCTCGACCAGCTCGTCGATCGACAGCCCGATCGCGTCGTAGAGCAGGGTCCGGTCGCCCCGGGCGGCCCGGGCCGCGTAGGTCTCGCCCTGGTTGCTCTGGCCGCCAGCCTTGTCCGGGTTGCCGTAGAGGCGGATGATCGCGCACAGGTGAGCGTGGACGCGGGCCGACCGGTGGAGCCAGACTTTCAGTCGGGGGCAAGTCCCAGCAACGATGCGGGTACGACGACCGGCTTCCAGTTTCTTTCGCGTCCGACTTCGCGCTTCGACCGCTCCCTGTCTGACCACTCGCGCTGGATCTCTTCGCACCGCTCGCGGATTTGTTCCGGCGTTGGATCGCCCCACCCGTCGGGCGACGGCCGGTACTGCTCCTGCCAAATCCGCTGTATTCGGCGCGAGATCTCCGAGGTAGTCGACCCGCAGGCCGAGGCGATCCGCTCGAGCGAGTAGCCCCGCAGCCTCCAGCTTCTGATCTGGCTGTCCGTCACCATGACGTTCATCACGACCTCCTGTCGTTGGCGAGGTCGGCCCCGTCGCTCCGCGTCCTGCGGTGGCCATCGCGGCATTCCTCGCCGGTGTCCGTTCGCCGCAGCCGGTCCGTCCGTGCCGTGGCGGTGGCGTCCGTTTCTGGACGTCACGGGCGAGAGATTAGACGCCACCTAATAACTCGTCAACATGAGTTTTTAGGTGACACCAAACAAGCAAAAACCGCGGTGATTACCGCAGTTTGTCGAGGGGCACGCCCAGCACGTCGGCCATCCGCCCTGCTGTCTCGAGGCGGGGCCGGGCCTGGCCCATCAGGAACTGCCAGAGCGAGACCGGCGAGATGCCCACCCGCTCGGCCAACTCGCGGCGGGTCAGGCCGCGGGCCTCGGCCAGCTTGTCGACCCGCTTGCCCCACGCCGTAGGAGTCCGTTTGCGGGGCCGGCCGCCGGGGTGTGGGGCGTGCTTCTTCGTGGCAGCCATCCCGGCCTCGCTTGCCTTTCGATCCTCTCCGGCCATAGCGTTCAGTGCTGGCCGGGTTGGCCAACGTTGGAATCCCCGGACGGGATTCCAACGTTGGCGAGTGGCGGGGACAGGATCGCCACCCCTTCGGGGGTCACAACCCGCACGACCTGCGCCAGCGGCATCCGAATGGACCAAGGGTGCTGGCCGCACGGATTTTCCGGTGGCC